GTCTGGAATGTCATCTTCTTGATGCGATTTTTGGTCTTGGCCATTTTTAGTTCCTTTCGCTGGTTATGTTTGGATATAGGGGTATTGGGGATGGACTTCTCCTTATGTTATAGTGCCTCAAAACGGGCGCTGTTCACCTTTGCCAATGGCGTCTTTGGTGACGTTCATGGACATTGTGTGTTTTTCGTTAATAATATCAAAATCATGGCGTATGTTCCTTATAAGAAAATTACCATTAAATAACATGTCTTCTTTTTCATTTTTGGTGGTTTTAACCGCAGCAATACTAGGTATTTTAATCTCTACAATGTCACCTGCTTTCACAACAGTTGTACCTACAACATCAATGTTCAGTTGTAATCCAGACTCTAACATTGCTAGTTGTGAATTTCGTGATTGCATCAAGTTCAACCTGTTTGTGCCATATGCATATTGATTAAATTCATCCTCAAAACTCTGATCACTACCAATGCCCACGGTAGATTTTAGAAATTGCCTAGAGGGAAAGGATGATACATTCTTCCCATCAGGATCAGTCTCTGCAAGGGGATTTGGCCCAAGATGTTGTTCTTTCGAAAAATTATCACTATAGTTATATATATGCGTTTCATAACTTTTGGACATAATATCATGAACAATCAATTCGGATGAAAATATGCCTGTAGTGTAATTCCACACAGTATCAGGGGAACTGGTTATCCTGTAATTTTCAATCGCAGACAGCTCCGCCATGATATCTCTCACACCATCTTTCGTTCTTTTACCTGCCACAGTAGACTCGTATGACATGACAGGGAGTTGAGAATACATATCTCCAAGAGTTCTAAAATTGAACCCGGCGGTGCTTTCCCAGAAAAAATACGTTGAATCATCAAATTTCTTTGATACAGCATTCTTCGTTGCAATAGATATCACATCAAGAGGTTTTATGTTTGGTGCAACTATTTTTTTGCTGTCAGCACTAGGTTCAATGTTCCGATTCTTATTACTGTCTAGGTCAGTCTCTAACATTGTTTCAACGATATCTGAGTATGATCCTGTCAGAGTTCTTCTAACTCTGGCTCTTTGGTTGATTACAAATTCTCTTGAACAGAATGACATAGTTGTCGCTTGAACACCATTACCAATATCAACCCTATCATCAATACTCGTAACCATGAATGGGTTTGTTGTGTAGTCAATAGTGTTCTCTCCACCCCGCAAATTTGGCGTTGCAATCTTGAGCATCAGGTATTCTTGCCCGATAATAGGGCCAAAGGATGCTAGGTTGAAAGCATCTTGAATTGTTATGGTTCCTGTTACGGTAAGTTGACCTATTCCCTCAAATATAGAGAGTCCCATAATAGACGCTGTTAATCCAACCACTTTCCCTGTAGATAATACTAGGTCGGCTTGGATAATGTTAAACTCACCACCAGCTCTAAGTTCTAATTTTGCCACTCAATCAATCCTCTGTATTAGAAACCAATGCCTCAAATTCCTCAACAAACTGCTCTAGGTATTGGGGGTCTAACAGCCGTATCTTTCTAATTATATCCTGTTTCGATTCTTCGTATTCTCTATTTGTGACCAGTGTTGCATCTGCAATGGTATTACCATCAGTGTCTTTATTTGTGAGGCCAATATTAATCTTTTTTGTGGTGTCACCTGATACCTGATAAATCTCATAGTGGTGTATTGCATCCACATTATCATACCTCGCAGCAAGATGTGCAAGGAACTGGCGGGTGTTCATGGGCCACTGGTGATACCTGTCTGTGATGTTGTTGACAATCAAAATAACCCAATGATACTCTGCATCACCATAATACTTATGAGCAATCATCTCTGGTGTTTCACCATTCCTAATGTCATATGTATCATACAATGCTGATACTGATTTTGATTTGCCGTGAAGTGCCACCCGCTTGAGTAAATGGGTGACTACCTTAGATTCTCCATCACCAACAGAATCATATTCAATAACTGGAAATTGACTAAAATACATCTTAGAAGTCGTCCTTAATATTAGCTCTGTCCATAATTTCTAGTTCTTGGAAAGCTAGAGTGATGGTTGTTCTCTGGGGTGGCGCACCTTTAGTGTCAGCATTGTATGTGACAAATTTATCTCCACCATAAGTAACGTCCATTGTTTTTAGATAACATTTACCAATTTTATTGAGGTATCTGTTTTGTGCATTTATGTGCATGTATTGAATTGAAAATACATCAGGAATTGTCATCTCTCTTGTACTACCGGCAGTTTTAAAACTTGGGGTCATACCCTCTTTAAATTCTTTTATAATTTTATGCACTGTGTCTGATTCTTTTGCATCCTTGGGAATGAATGTGAAAGAAAAGGAAAATGACCTTCTACCAATACCCCTGAACATCATCTCTGTTCTGGGTGTCATAATTGTTCCAGTTTCAATTGCATACAAATCTTTTGCACCGGGGAGAACCTTATCAATCATACCCACGCCCATTTTCTTTAGACCTGTTCCAGCGGTTCCGGCCGCTTTATTGATAGCATCCATACCCAGTGTTCCGTTTTGATAATCCTTAAACAACCCATAGAGCGCTTCACCCATCACACCAATTTCACCCTCAGAATAATCCATAGCATAGTTTACATTAACTGATGGGGGCATATACAGTCCGATAAATGTTCCGGTTCGTTGGATATTTTGTCGTTGTAATAGAAGTGAATTACTTGAACCACCTTTGTTAGCACCACCTCTACCAGTTGCTTGACCTTGTTTTGCTTCATAGGCTTTATCAGATTTGTCTTGTGCTTTTCTAGTTGCAGCCTTATCTATAACTTGCCCTCCGCCGCCTTGTCCGGGCGATCCGTCTTGTCTCATAATAGGTTTAACTTTTGCGGTTTTTGTCCGTACTGGTTTCACTTTTGCACCTGATACAGAATGTCGAGCGAAGAGTATATAGCTTGCTTGATGTGCGTTAACACCAACATCAGAGGGGTATAGGAGAATTGGGTCTGGTTTATTAAAACCAGTTTGAAGGGGACTAGATGAAGAACTACTACTTGAACCACCTAGGACTGACCTAAGACCATCAGCAACAGAAGTAACTGCTCTCTGTGCAGCACCAGCCGCAGCGTTCTTTGCTATGTTTACGAAAGCGTCTCTTAATGCCATACCTAAATATCCTTATACACTTTATTGAAACTATTTATAACACATGTCATACAAAGGTCGATACACACCAACCAAACCCGAAAAATATAAGGGTAATCCACAGAACATAATTTATCGTTCTCTCTGGGAACGTAAATTTATGGCATACTGTGATAACAGCACATCCATAATTGAATGGGGGAGTGAAGAGATCATTATACCCTATTTATCACCCAAGGATGGGCGTATGCACAGATACTTCCCAGATTTTTATATCAAAGTCAAACAGGCTGATGGTCAAATTAAGAAGATGATTATTGAGGTTAAACCCAAAGTGCAATGCAAACCACCCAAGGAACCCAAGAGGCGTACTAAACGATGGATGAATGAGATTATTACCTATGGTGTGAATGATGCTAAGTGGAGATATGCCACAGAATGGTGTGCAGATAATGGTATGGAGTTCAAGATTTTAACTGAAGATCATCTAGGGATTTCGTATAAATAGATATATGGCAAGAGCACCCAGCAAATATATGCAATCAGTTAAGGATGAGGCGAAAGGTCGCCCCAAATCTACTGCATGGTATAGAGAGAAAATTAAAGAATTTGGTACACCAACCACACTTGACCTCATACGAGATGGTAAGAGAAGCAATCAACCATTCTATGGTAGGTTGAACATGTTCATGTATGATCCTAAGTTCAAGAAGACCCTGCCATACTATGATACGTTTCCGTTGGTATTACCAATAGAGAAATATTCAGATGGATTTCTGGGGATCAACTTGCATTATCTACCTATTCCCCTAAGAATTAAGTTGCTTGATCGTTTGGTGGATTATTCTAACAATACCGCATTTGATGAGTCAACAAAACTTATCGTTGATTACCAGAAACTAAAGAATGTGAGACTTATCAGACCAACCATACATAAATACCTAGCAGGACAGACCAAATCACAGTTTCGTAGAATTGATGCAGACGAATTTACAATCGCAACTCTCCTACCTGTACAAAGATTTAAGAAGGCAGATTCTTCTGAGGTATGGAAAGATTCGAGGGCAATGATCTAATGGCAACACTAGCAAATTTTATAGAGTCAACCGCATATGGTGTGATTAATGATTTCCTATCAGAGTTCCATAGTGACAATGGATATGCACTCCCAAGTCGTTACGAGGTTATTATCACATCCCCGGCAGAGGGAGATGCAAGGAAAGTTTCTATGCGATGTGAATCCGTGGACTTACCCGGCCGGTCACTCAATACATCACTAGATTCTAACATGTATGGTATTGCACCAGAAATCGTTGATGGTATCACATTTGGTGGTACACTCTCTATGACCTTTCAAGCAAGTAGTGACCTAGAAGAAAGAGTATTCTTTGAAAGTTGGCAAGAGATGGCGTGGGACAAGGGAACGTGGAATGTCAAGTACTACAAGGATTACATTAAAGAAATTGAAATCTATGTCCTTGATGTAACAAATACTCGCCGTTATGGAATTAAACTGTTTGAGTGTTTTCCAAAAGAGATTGGCCCATCATCCTTTGATGCGGGCCCAGCAAGTGATATTGTAAAAATACCTATTACTATGCAGTATAGATATTGGGAAACTCTTGATATTACTAACCAACCACCAAATCTTATGGAAAAGGTTCTTGATACAGTAATCACTGGTGCAGAGAGAACGATTAATGCGAATATACCGAAGGTGTTGAGCAGACTTGGCAACTAATTATGATAAAGGATGATAAATTATGGCATTACCTAAACTACAAACTTCTGAATATACACTAACACTACCATCAACACAGGAGGAAATTAAATACCGGCCATTCTTGGTCAAAGAGCAAAAGATTTTGATGATTGCCCAAGAATCTGGAGAAGAAAAACAACTTGCTAATGCTATGGGGACATTGGTATCAAATTGCACTTTTGGTGCGTTAGATGCTAATACTGCTCCAATGTTTGATATTGAATATGTGTTTTTACAATTACGAACAAAATCTGTTGGTGCTAAAATAAAACTTAATATCACATGTCCAGATGACGAAGAAACTAAAGTTGAGGTTGAAATTAACTTAGAGGAAATTTCTGTACAACATAGTTTAGAACACTCAACGGAAATTGCAATTACAGATGATATCAAAATAAATTTTAGATATCCAGTTTTGAAAGACCTTCAAGGTCTAAATGATAATTTTAGTGATTTCGAGAAGGCTATGATTATGGTTTACGAATGTACTGAAAGTGTTGTTCATGGGGATGATACAACCCATAGAATTGATATGACCAATGATGAAATTACAGAGTTTATTGATTCATTTAACACAGAACAATTAGAGAATGTAATGAAGTTTTTTGAAACGATGCCAAAATTACGACATGTTGTTGATGTTACCAACCCAAAAACAAAAGTAAAGAGTGAAATATTGTTGGAGGGACTTGAAACTTTTTTGGGATAGCGCTGTCTCATGACTCTGTAGGAAATTACTATAGACAAAATTTTGCAATGATACAGCATCACAATTGGAGTTTAACTGAATTAGAGAATATGATGCCGTGGGAAAGAGAAATATATTCTGGTTTATTGATACAACATTTAGAGGATGAAAAAGCGGAGTACGATAAGCAAGCAAGAAAAAACAAATAATCGGAGATAATCAAATGGCGCAGAAAAAGCTACAAAAAGATAGTGAATTAAATAAATTTGATATTGATGGTGATGGAATTGTGACTGATGAGGAGTTGGCTATGGAAGAAAGAATGATACGACTTGAGAATGAAGATAAGAAAGAAGATGCTCAACGTAAGATGGCGTGGTTTGCTCTTGGTGGTATGCTACTGTATCCTGTATGTGTTGTTGTATCAGTTGTGTTTGGTATTGAAGCAGCGGCAAAGATACTTGGTGACATGGCAGGAGTTTACTTCATTGCTGTCGCTGGTATTATTGCAGCGTTCTTTGGCGCACAAGCACTTGCAAACAAAGCACCTAAGAAATAAGGAACCTGAGT